ATACCCCCTTTTTACTAGATAGGGATCCTAATGTATGTATATATATGCTTGATTTATATTGTCATACGCTGTAAAAAACTTATTGAACATCAATAGTGATGCAAAAAATTTTATAAAAATTTTTTATGAAACCGAATGATATAGATATTAGTAAACTTCCTGCCGATATACGAAGAACGTTTAAACAACTTCAAGTATTACACGCTGAAAAAAAGATACGGAATAAGGCTAAAGATGACTTCCTTTCTTTTGTCAAATGCGTTTGGCCAGATTTTGTAGAGGGGTCCCACCACAGGCACATTGCAAAAAAATTTAATGAACTAGCCACGGGTGAAATAAATAGATTAATTATCAACATGCCACCCAGACATACGAAATCAGAATTTGCATCGTATCTTCTGCCAGCATGGATGGTGGGCCGTGATCCAAAGCTCAAGATCATTCAAGCAACCCACACGGCAGAACTAGCAATACGATTTGGTCGTAAAGCAAAAAACTTGATTGACTCAGAAGATTATAGAAAAGTTTTTGATACCACACTTAGTGAAGATAGTCAGGCAGCAGGACGTTGGGAAACCTCAGCTGGTGGTGAATACTTTGCAGCTGGTGTTGGTGGTGCGATCACGGGCCGTGGTGCGGATTTATTGATTATTGATGACCCACACTCGGAACAAGATGCAATGTCCAAGGTATCATTGGAGCGAGCATATGAATGGTATACATCTGGTCCAAGACAACGTTTACAACCTGGTGGAAAAATTATTGTCGTAATGACTAGATGGTCTACGAAAGATTTAACAGGAGCCTTGGTCAGTAATCAAAAGGATGCAAAATCTGACAAGTGGCACGTGGTCGAGTTTCCAGCAATCTTGGACCATGAATCAGATCCAAAACCTGTCTGGCCTCAGTATTGGAAACTGGATGAACTGGAGAAAGTTAAAGCTGCACTTCCTGTTGCTAAATGGAATGCACAGTGGATGCAACAACCAACATCGGAAGAAGGTGCAATATTAAAACGAGAATGGTGGAAAACGTATGAAGGAGATGATATTCCACAAATTTATCATGTCATACAGTCTTACGATACCGCGTTCCTTAAAAAAGAAACAGCGGACTATTCTGCTATTACTACTTGGGGTGTTTGGTATCCAAGTGAAGATTCAGGTGCTAATTTAATTTTACTAGATGCAATCAAAGGACGGTATGAGTTTCCAGAACTTCGAAGACTTGCATTAGAGCAATATAGATATTGGAATCCTGAAACAGTGATCATTGAGGCGAAAGCTTCTGGATTGCCTTTGACCTACGAACTACGGAAAATGGATATTCCAGTAATGAATTTTACACCAAGTCGTGGAAATGACAAGCACGCCCGTGTAAATGCTGTTGCACCTTTGTTCGAATCTGGTATGATATGGGCTCCTCAACAAAAGTTTGCGGAAGAGGTCATTGAAGAATGTGCAGCCTTTCCGTTCGGGGATCATGATGACTTGGTCGACTCCACCACTCAAGCGATCATGAGATTTAGACAAGGTGGATTAATCGAACATCCAGAAGATTATGTGGATGAAGTCGTAGAACAGAAGAAAAGGATTTATTACTGATGGTTAAAGTTCCGTTAATGATAGCAAAACCAGTGCTAAAAAAATTTAGAAAATTTGTCGAAGATAGAAATAAAACTAGTAGAAAACTTAATAAAAAAGGTGGTAGTTTTAAAAATATAAATACAGCACAACAAAGATTAGATTCTGCTAAAGAGTATACATCAGGTGTGGTTAATTTTTTAAAGAAAAAGAAAGCACCTGCAGCAGCTTTAAAAATGGTTAAAAAAGGTTTTGATGAAGTTGTTAAAAGAAGAAAAGAGTTTAGAGATGCTGTTGCTGAATCAACAGCTAAAAAATTAAAAGGAAGAAAACCAAACTTCAAAGGTGGTCTAATCAGAAAACCTAAACTAGCTAAGAAAGGTTATTAATGGACTACGGTAAGAAGTACATGGCCAATGCTGATAAAGCAACCCAACAAAAATTTAATGAGATTGTAAAAGATTTAAGAGTAGACATGTCTTTAGAGTCTGCGGTAAGCGAAGCATTAAGACAGATGAGAGAAATGAGACAAGGTAAAAAAGGCGGTGGTATGATTGATAAACCACTTGGTTCAGGAGGCGTGAAATCTGGCCCACCACCAAAATCAGGACCTAACCCACAGGGGTTGAAAGTTCCTTTAAAACAAGTTAGAAGCTAACATTGGAGAAATTTTAAATGGCTGAATTCAAAATAGACTATAAGTTGATAGCACCTCAAACTTATGATAGAGGAGATGTTGGTGAAAAAAACACCAAACTTTCTAGAGATACTCAAAGAGGAACTGTCACCGTATCCGCAGACAATTTTGATGAAGCAAAGAAAAAAGCAAAACCAATTATAAAAAATTCTAAGACATTTGAAAATTTTTCATCTAGACAATCTTTTGATGCACCTAAAAAACCCAGTATTAAAATTTTAAAAGGTGGTGGGGGATCTGGAGCATTGAAATCAATTAGATCAGGTTCAAGTTTATTTGCACCTACTAGAAAAAAATTATTTAAAGGTGGATTAGTTAAGAAACCTAAATTAGCAGTAAAAGGATACTAATGGCAGATATAGATAAGTCCCTTCCTAACGAAATTCGAACAGAAGTAGAAATACCAGCTGAGGAAGAAGTTGTAGAAGAGGAAGTAGTAGAACAAGGTCCCGTAGAAGTTATACCTGAAGAGGATGGTGGAGTTACATTAGACTTTGAACCAGGAGCGATCAATGTTCCAGGAACCGAGAATCATTTTGATAACTTAGCTGACATTTTACCTGAAGATATTTTAGAACCAATCGGAAACGAAATGGTTGACAACTACATGGAATATAAAAATTCCAGAAAAGATTGGGAGCAAACTTATATTCAAGGTTTAGATCTTTTAGGATTTAAATATGAAAATAGAACTGAACCTTTCCAAGGAGCAAGTGGTGCAACTCATCCTGTACTTGCTGAAGCAGTCACACAATTTCAAGCACAAGCTTACAAAGAATTATTACCTGCAGAAGGACCTGTAAGAACAGATATTATCGGAGTGGATTCTCCACCTGTTCAACAACAGTCTCAACGGGTTAAAGATTATATGAATTATCTTTTAATGGATCAAATGGAAGAATATGAACCTGAGTTCGATCAAATGTTATTTCATTTACCACTAGCTGGTTCGACGTTTAAAAAAATATACTATGACCAGTTATTAGGGAGAGCAGTGAGTAAATTTATTCCTGCTGAGGATTTGATTGTTCCGTACACGGCTACCTCATTAGACGAAGCGGAATCAATCATCCACTCTTTAAAAATTTCTGAAAACGATTTAAGAAAATCACAAGTCAGTGGTTTCTATTCTGATGTAGAACTTGGTCCTCCAGGTGTCGACAACAATGATGAATTAACAAAGAAGGAAAGAGAAATTTCTGGAACTAAAAAAACAGGTAAGCAAGAAGATGTTTACAATGTTTTAGAGTGTCATGTTAATTTAGACTTAGAAGGGTTTGAAGATATTGGTGCAGATGGTGAGCCAACAGGAATTAAACTTCCATATATTGTAACGGTTGAAGAAGCATCAAGAAAAATTTTATCGATTAAAAGAAACTATGCACCTGATGATATTAAGAAAAATAAAATTTCTTATTTTGTTCATTTCAAATTTTTACCAGGTCTAGGTTTTTATGGTTTTGGTTTAATCCACATGATTGGTGGATTAAGTAGAACTGCAACTGCAGCTTTAAGACAATTATTAGATGCAGGAACTTTATCTAATTTACCTGCTGGATTCAAGCAACGTGGTGTTAGAGTAAGAGATGAAGCGTCACCAATTCAACCAGGTGAATTCAAAGATGTAGATGCACCAGGTGGATCATTAAGAGATGCATTCTTTCCATTACCTTACAAGGAACCTTCTCAGACATTATTGTCATTAATGGGAATTGTTGTTGGTGCGGGTCAAAGATTTGCAGCCATTGCTGATATGCAAGTCGGAGATGGAAATCAAGGCGCAGCCGTTGGAACAACTATTGCTCTTTTAGAACGTGGTTCAAGAGTCATGAGTGCAATCCATAAACGATTGTACGCAGCAATGAAAAAAGAATTTAGATTACTTGGAAAAGTTATTTCTCAATACTTACCACCTGAATATCCATACGACGTGGTTGGAGGAGCTAGAACTATTAAACAATTAGATTTTGACGATAGAATAGATATTATTCCTGTTGCAGATCCAAATATATTTTCTCAGTCACAAAGAATTACAATGGCACAAACAGAATTACAATTGGCGCAATCGAATCCACAGATTCATAATTTATATAATGCATACAGAAAAATGTATGAAGCAATTGGAGTGAAAGATGTTAATCAAATATTACCTCCACCTGCTCCAGTTCAACCTATTGATCCAAGTGTCGAGCATATTAATGCATTAAACGCGAAACCTTTCCAAGCTTTCCCTGGTCAAGATCATAGAGCACACATTACAGCGCATTTAAACTTTATGTCAACTAACATGGTTAGAAATAATCCTGTGGTTATGGCTTCAATTCAAAAAAACATTCTTGAACACATATCAATCATGGCCCAAGAACAAGTACAAATTGAATTCAGAGAGCAAATGATGCAGATGCAAGTGTTACAACAGCAAGCACCAACCAATCCACAGTCAGCACAATTGCTACAACAGATAATGCAGACGATTGAAGCTAGAAAAGCGGTGTTGATTGCTGAAATGACAGAAGATTTTATGAAGGAAGAGAACAAAATCACATCACAATTTGATTCAGATCCACTTTTAAAACTAAAATCTAGAGAAGTTGATCTACGAGCCATGGAAAATGAACGTAAAAAACAAAATGATGAGGCTCAACAAGAACTTGCAAGAGCAAGATTGCTACAATCTAAAGATAATTTTGAAGATAAGCTTGAACAAAACGAAGATTTAGCTAAATTAAGAGCTGGAGTTAGCCTTGCTAAGTCTGGTGTACAACAAATGTCTGTTATTGACGAAAATTAATGGTATATTAGTTTAACAAAAGGTAAAACATTATGATGAACTATAAAAAAGCAAAACAGATGGCAGTTCCAAGTCAAAATGTAGAGATAGATCCTAGATCTAAGACTACAGCTGACGGTACTTACAACTATATTCCTACAGGAGACAAGGAAAAAGTTAGAGGTACTAAAAGAATGCTATCTAATAAAAAGAAAACTGCTACTTGGTACTAAATTATGTGGTTATCGGCAATTAAATTAGCCGTTTCTGCTGGAAGTAAGATTTATGCTAACAAGCAGAAGACGAAAATGGCAATGAGTGAAGCACAACTCATGCACGCTACAAAAATGGCCCAAGGC